TTATCACCAGATTCGCCCTCACTCTCACGCCATCGTTAGACCTTGCGAATTTTACTGTGTGCAAATCGTCAATCCCTACCGAATCATAAAGATCTTTCGGTGCGATCTGCGCTGCCTCAACCTCTTCCCCTTGGATGGTAACAGCGGTTCCGCTCGCGCCAATCGCTGCACCTGTGATCAATGCCAAAAGCTGCTTTTTCATCTTAAAACCTCACTAGGTGCATGTCCCAAAGGAGCATGATGTACACGATGGATCGCATTCGGATACATCGAAGCATGGACCGCCTGGGCATCCTCCACCACCGCCACCGCCGCCGCCGCCACCGCTTTGGCAGGTGCCTGCTGTGCAGTCTTCGCCAGTAGTGTCATTGCAGCAATCTGTGTCGCTGGTGCAATCTCCATCAGTCGGAACACAGCACACGCTCCCCGTACAGGCAACGTCATTTCCTGCGCTCACAGTTTGACAGCAACAATCGCTCCCGCCGCAGGATGCGTTAATGGCCTTGCAGCAATTTGAATCGGTACAGCAATTTGAATCGGTGCAATCCGTGTTCCCATCGCAATCTTCGTCTATACTATCATTGCATGTGCTTTCTGTGGCAACGCATTCCTGAAGAGTCTTCCATCCCGCCGTCACGCACAGTTTGTTCTTATCGCTTGCGTCATAAATCATCGTTCCTTCGGCGTAGCTTCCTGTACAAGATCCACTTCCCAGGGTGCTGTCTGTGGTGGGCACAAAAATGCCTTCTATGCCCAAGCCTATGTTGTCGCCAGATGCAGCGACAAGAAGCAATGTGGACGACATAGCCAACGCGAAGAACAAGGCAATCTTTGCAGCGGTATCTTTCATTGATTTACCAGCTTTTTGTATGCGCTCCCATCGCAATAAAATATTCTGTCGTCGTCTGTGTCGTAATACATTATTCCCTTATGCGCCGCAGAATCGCAAGTTGGACCGGTAGACAAAGTAGGTAGCAATATGCCTTCAGTTCCAAGACCAACATTATCACCAGATGCAGCCATTATCGCGGCAGGCACGGCCAAAACGGCCAAGATTACAAGAATCTTCTTTTTCATATCGTACCCCTTAGCAATCGCTATCTGAAAATGAGCCAAATGTTATTGTCGCCTTAACGGTATAATCTCCTGCTGATGTTCCAGCCCCGTCCCACATGCAGATGCAAAGACCAGAACCGTTTGATCCCTTTTTGTAATACATCACGCCGTCATCGGTATCGGCGTCGCATGTCGGCGCTGATGCTACCAATTCAAGTCTGGTTGTTCCCAAAACATCTAAATCTGCTGTCGGTGTAGCGTCGTTAATGCCAACCATGTCGGTGGTGTCGTCGACGTATAAAACCGAATTAACGTCCAAGTCACCTGCAAGCGTGGTCACCATATTCCCAACCGTCACTTCATCCGTTCCAGCATTCGCATCGAGATAAATATATCCGACCGACGAGTTAGTCTCCAGGAAGATGTCTCCGCCGTATGATGCGTTGCCGCTGCACGTACCCGGACAACTCGATCCCGTATTACAGCACTCGCTTGACGACGTACACGACTCACCTTCACCCAAGCATGTGCCTGCGTACTGTCCTTGGTATGGTATATCCAGCGAGGTTTTGAGAAATAGATGTCGCGAACTATAAAATTGTTCAGGCTCCATCTTGCTGTAGAGGTTACTTGACGTATTTCCTACTATTATATTTGTCCCCCCCGTACTTTCAGATGAGAATCGGTTATTTGAAAAAATAGCGCCTGTCATTGTGCAACCTGTCAGGGCACAATAAAGCGAACCTAAAGCACCCTTGCCTAGGCCGCTCCCCTTTATGCTATCGGCGTAAGCTGCGCCGATTGTCGACACGACAAATAAAACAGCAAAAACTAAAACCGCGATCTTTGATTTCATTTTTATTTCCCCGTTATACACCGCATGGTTTGACTAGTATCAGCTGCCGCAACAATGCAGTAAGGTGCGGTAACGGCAGCATCAAGCGTTATCGCTCCGTCAATTGCTGCTGACGTTGCCCCAACTGGATAACCGTTTGAGTCTGTGACATCGCTTCCTCCGACATATACCGTTTTGGTGGTACTGGTGTTCGCACACCTAACGGTTCTATAGCCGGATTGACCGCTCGCCTTAAGTGCCGTTGCGGTTGTGCCGCAAGTAACCTCGAAGGTAACCAACGTTCCAATTGGTGTCTGGGCCATCAGAAAAGCGCTGGCGCCTATAACTGACGTAAAGATTAGAAGGACCAAGCCTTTATTTTTCATTTCTGCCGTTTCCTTTCGCTCTCTTTGGCCAATTCGACGGCCCGCCGATGAGCTTTCTCTGACGTATAGGCACCGTTTTTAGACATAACCTCAGCCGTTTTATCCACGGCCTTTTTCATCTTTTCAGTCTTCATGCTTCAACTCCAGCATCAGCCTTTGGGGCTGCCTTGGGTCTGCCTCGTCTTCCAGCAGACTTGACTTGCTGACCAGCCGCCTGGGCTTCAATGGCCTGCTTTCGTTCCATCTCAACCGCATCCTTGCCCATGCCGGGGGAGTAATACATGCCGGGGTGAGAGCCAGCGATGCGAAGTCTCGATTCCTCTTCGCGCCTGCTTCTAGTAGTCATATTCTTGCTTATTAAAGCGCTGTATTCAGCATCTAAAACATTAAATGAGATGGGCGGAAATTGACGGATGCCAATCACTGTGCCCTTGTCTTCTTCCTTGATAACCCAAAGCCTCTTGCCTGACCCTTCGTGGATCGCAGTGGCCCGTCGCAAAAGAGCCTGTCTTTGCTGGTTAGGCTCAAACTCAGTGTCGATGCCATCATCCCAAAATACATAAGAAGAGCCATCTGCTACATTAACTAACTCAATTTGGCGTCGCGCCATTTTATCCTCCAGGGCAACCCCTCCCGTCCTGGGAGGGGGCCGGTTTAGTAAACGCTCTATGCGTCGGTTACGATTTTAACGCCATAGGTGTCATCCAGTTCACCCGCTGCGTATTCATAAACTGACTGCAAAATAAAGCCACGTTGGTCAAGGTTCTTATCAACCTGGACGTAGGGAGCCTTTCCTTCAGTCACAATCAAAGCACCGTCCTGACCACCGCCGGTATAAGAGCCCTGTCCTCGAAGCATCAAAGCCCCGACAACATCGGCTGCCGCATTAGCGGTTGTCTTAACGGACTCACTTATTTCGTAAACAGGAATTCCAAACACGGAGCCCCTCAGACCATTGCGAGAAAGGTCAGGGGTCGTGGCAAGAAGGTCCGTCACGTTATTGGTGAAAACCGTTGCGGTGGCTGCCAGTGCTGCTACGCGAAGGTCGCTCATCTGAACAGGGCAAAGGACATAACACCAGTTCTCATGCGGTGTTTCGTTCTTAACCAGCTCAAAAAGAGCGCTCTCCATATTAGCAAACGACAAATCCACAGTGGTAGAGCCAACCGAATCGGTGAAACCAGCCAGCAAAGCTGACAAGTCAGACTCCACCTTTTCAGCGATGGCAGCTGCGTGTCGATCCACTTCTTGACCAGCCATGGCGAGCTGGGCGCTCAGACCTGACGGATCGTCGAAGAAGGAATGCACGTTCATCATGCCCGGAAACCTTCGCTCAATAGCGCGATAGGTAATCGTTGAGCGCATGATAGCGGCCTCAGTGGGTGTCAGGGTAACTGGAGTTGCCATATTCAACTCCGTATTGGTGGTAAAATCAGTGCCCTCAGTGGCGGTTGTGGCGGCCCCTAAGTCGGAAAACTTATTGATCTTCCGGGTCTTGCTGGGTTCTCCTGCGATGGAGTCCATTGTCACCAAGCCACTGATAACTGACTTCGGCTTGTTAGCGTCGAGAATTCGAGCCGCCAAAGCCTCCGTCAAAATATGATTGCCATAAGTTGCAGATTTAGTTTCATTGGCCATGATGATCTCCTTTTATCTAGTTATCTAGCCAAAAAATGTTTTCTTCTTAGGCCCGCCAAGTGCTCCTTGGTCCGAAAGAAACTTCTTCCAGCCCTCTGGATTGCGCTCCTGGTAAGCCCTTAATTCGCCTGCACTCATCGTTAAAACATCTGGCTCGGCGCCATTGGACGCAGGGCTCGATGCTGCGGGGACCGCAGGCAAAGCGGGTGATTTCTGTTGTTGAAGGGCGCGGATTATGTTCGCCTTCGTTGCCAAATCAGGAGCACCGGCAACCACCAATTTCCACTCGTCAGGGAGTCTATCTACGGCAGCATCAATGCGTTTTGACTCTGCCTCTTGATGAGTTTCCCAACGTTGCGCTCGGTCCTCAAGTGAAGGCATTTTGCCCTCAACATCAGCCAAACGCTCTTTGAGGCTTTCGGCAAGGGCTTTATATTGCCCCTGCTCTTGCATCGCTTCTTCGCGAGCTGCTACCTCGTCCTTATACCGATGGCGGTGTTTTGCGTTTTCCTTGTTTAATTCCCCGATGCGCTTTTCAAGCCCTCGGAGTTTGGCATGAAGTTCATCTTCCGGCTGAACGTCGCGTTCAACGTCCCCTTCGATGGCCACCGGCTTCGCGCCTTCGTCTGCCTTCTCGGTCATTGGCCTGCTCCTTTTTTAGTATCCCAACCCCATAGCGTCAAGCTTGGGGCCGGTAGTTGAAATTTAATGTGAGTTTTCATCGCACAACCTTAAAGTGCGCCCTTAAAAGATTCAACCATTCCTTGCGTTGACGCGCACTGATGCTCCGTCGAACACCGAACCAGGGTCGCCGCTTATTGTGACCCGCGCCTTCCTGGTGGAAGCGAGCCAATTCTTCGTTGTTATGCTTAAGGTCTTTACCCGTTAGCGTGACCTTGCCTTTAGAGAAAACATAGGCCTTTCGAGCGGTTGGGCGAACGCCGATGGTCGCTGAGACTTCCCTTTGACCCTTGAACATACCCGACTGAATAATCTGACCTGAGTCAATTGATTTAACGAAAACCGCTTTAATCATCGTCGAATTGACGGTCAGGTCCACCTTGTTGACGCGATGGCCAGCCTTTTGTTTGGCTTTCTTGTAGGGCGTTGTGTAGACCTTGAAGGGCTCGCCCTCCACATCCCTGCCAGCCATTGTCTCTTGTTGGATCTGCCCAACTGACCAATCCGCAACCTCTGATATCAAGCGCTTTAAGTCTATTTCGATGGCCTTGAAGTTCCTAACAAACTTTGCATCCACGCTAATCATAAAATCACCCGATAACCGCGTTCCCTGGCCGTTTCGATAGGCATAGGGGCAAGTAGATGTCTACATCTATAACCACCCAGGTGAGCAAAAACAGGCAAGGGCTGCCCCTTTCGATCCGGGTCAGCCGCCAAGCGCTCTAAGGCCTCCTTGGAATACGCTTTTTTCGCGTATTTATAGCAAAACTTCCTAATACGAGAATCAAATGGTCCCTCGTAATAATAAACCCAGGCCGGAGCAGCATCGCTCACCACCTCCACGGTAGTGGCGCGTTGGGCTGAATAAATGGCCGCCTCGGTGGCATTCTTGGCCCGCTCCAACTTCACCTCAAGCTTGCGCTCGGTGTTTTTAAGGGTTTGGGTGGTCGTTTGCTGGGATATCACCGCCCCAGAAGAGGTAGACCTGGGGACCAGCATCATGCTCGCTAAAACGCCTGCGACCTCAAACATATTGTTTTCCAGTATTTCGCTTATTCGATCAAAGACGGTCGGGTCAGGCTCCTTGGGAAGCTCCGGCAGCCCCTCAACAGTATCCGCCACAATAAGCGCGAGGTCTGCTTCGAGTCGATCCTCGAACTCAAATTGGACCTCTCCCACAACGGCGGTGAGCCGCCGCCTTAGTCGAGCCATATTTGAAATATTATTAGATGAATTAACGATAACGCCATCTTCAACCTCAAACGTCAGCATCTCTTCGCGCATCACCTCTAAGAGGACTATCTTGATATCGCTCAAGAACTCTTCATAAGTCTCTGCCGTTTCATCGGTAAGAGCCATGATCAGCCCTCGCTCACAAGTGTATCAGGACGCCTTATCTCTTGGAGCCGCTGTCTGAACGCTGGGCGCTCGGCACTCCCTGGGCGTGGAGCCTCATCTGGCGACACCAGGCCCTCCATGCCGCGCTCCGCCTCTTCAACCGTTGGGTAGAACCCGGCCAAGACCGCTGCCCGCTCTTTGGTCACCCAGCCCTCATCAACCGCCTGGATAAGCCTTTGCTGCAGCACCTCTGGAGCTTCAAACTCAGGCATATCAGGGGCACGGAAACGAGGCGTCAAATCGGCAAACCCGGTTGAGCGATGGTAATCCGATAGAGCCATCAAGACCGGCAAAAGCTGTTTTTCTTCCATGGTGCGGGTGAAATGCACTCGCTCTTTTCGGGCGCGTTCAGCGCTCTCATTCCGAATACGCCTTGAAACCCCCGAAAGAGGTGGAGCTGGGTCATAATTATATGCGTCCGGGTTTTGCCTTCGGGTGATCGCTAAAAGGCGAACCAGGTTCTTGTTAATGTCCAACATCTCTTTAATCGCTGGGTCATGCGAAACGCTGGTAACAGTCTCCCCAGGCCCAACTTGCAGCATACGGCCAGGACCAGCCACCATATCGTTTCTTGAGGCTCCAGCATAAACAAGCTGATCGTGAGCTTGAAGGTCTGCCACAAACATCACGTTGGAATTGTTAACATTTACAGCATCTTGGACGCTAAGTAGGTCCCCGTCAGCATTAACAAAAGGAGAGCCGTCAGGCATGGAATTATTCCAGCTCACCCAAGGCAGAATATTGCCACCGCCGATGGGGCTTGAAGCGTTGCCATAAGGCACCACTCGGTCACCGCGTGTGTTCCATTGCTCAACCTGCCATGGCCCGTAAATCGGACGGCCAACATCAGTTTCATCGTAGGTTCGAAACCAGGCCTCAAAATAACGCACATCATCATCTCGGCCTTCAGGACCAACCACTTCGGCTAATAAAGCCACCGATGCTTGGAGATCTGCCGGGTTGTTTGGCGTACAAATAACATGAACTTGGTGGGGCCAGAAAATATCAATCTTCGGCTGGTCTACCCGATAATCCCAACCACATCGCAAAAAGATGGTGCCGGTGACCTGCAGTCGACGTTCTGCTTCGGGCATTATCACCGAAACCATCGCCTCGCTTAAGAGCTGCTGGAAGGCCTCATCTTCCAAGGTGTCTTTATCAAGGCGAACGCCATCGCGCTCGAGCCACCGCTCCGGGTGGGCGTCATAAACCGAGGCATCCTGATCGGCAATGAGCTTAATCAGATTAAGTGCAACCGGGTCCATACTGCTATGCGTATTGGGGTATCGCTTCCTAAGAGCTCGTTTTAACCCAGGCAATTGCCTGCCCTCATAATACTCACGCCGCTTGGCCATCTCCGTGTCGTAGCCATAGGGCTTCCATCTGGCCGCGCCTCCTAAAAGTTCCTCGAGAACCTGTTGGACGTTCTTGTTGGCTCCTTGGGCCACCAAACTCTTGAAATAATCTGTTGCGCTCTCCAGCACTCCCGAAAGACCTGTAATCGGCATATTGCCCTCGTTTTATGGTTGGACGCTTCTCGCGTGATAAACGCTTCTCGCGTTAGTGGTAGGCATATACACGACCCGTGGTTTCGAAGTCCACAGGCCACTGAAAATGGACGCCATACCCGATAGCATCGGCAGCGTGGTCTAGCCCGCCTACCTTGTCAGGCTGACCCGCCCTATCTCTTCCTTGTTGCTCCAAAGAGGCCACTGCTTCAGGGGCTCCCTTTGGGCAAATAAAAAGCCTATTAGTGCTTAACATATAATTCACGGAAGCAATTCTGTCACGAATTAGCGGGTTGGCCGCTGGGTGGCGCAAAACAAACCCATGCCGAGCCAGATGGGCATGGTCGCTTCGGCTGGCCGATGTCCTTCTGGCCGAACCGGTGGCATCAGAGAAAACAGTCATCTCATTTGGTCTAATTGGGTATCCGCGCAATTCAGCTCCCATCCGCCTCACTTCATCAGCCACCAACTCGGCGTGGCTTTCCGTATCCGTATTGTAGCCAATGAACTCGCGAAAAACATGCGCCTCGCCATTTAAAACGCGAACCAATAAAAACACCATCTTCCCTACGTTAAAATCACACCAAAGCTGCAATTCGCCTGCAAGGGGGTCCTTGCAAACCTTGACATGCACCGGTCGTTTGAACTTGGTGTAAACCCGTCCACCGATGCTCACGAATTCGCCATCAAGATATTGAGACTGCTCTTCTTCGCTCAGGTGGGCCAAAAGCTGGCGAACGTAACTCTCGGGAATATATGGGTTATCAACCGTTTTTGCCCGAACAAGCAAGGAGCCATTTTTAACCGACTCTTCCCCACAAAACCAGTCATGAAACCAGTTAAATCCCTCCGGTGTGCCGACGCAGACAAGCTGTCTGACCTTGCTTTGGGGGTGTCGGAGCCTAGAAAGCACCTTTAGTGGCACCTGCTCATCTTGGATTCCTGCTTCGTCAATTACAGCCCACCCAGCGTTCATTCCAACGATTTTTTCTGGGCGATCACCTGACCTAAACCAAATGGGGGTCTTGTTTGGGCCGCCATCCCCAACCGTTAAAACATAATCGGTGCCGTGCCAGGAATATGGAATTTCATGTTCTTCGAAAAAGGCCCTGAAGGCTTCTAGGCCGACTTGCTTGCAAAGCTGCCAGGTGGGCTCCACAAATAAGCCAGGAACGCCTGGGTTCAAGCTTATGAGCTGCAGCGCCTTGAGCATGGCCGAATAGGTCTTGCCGCAACCAAATCCGCCTACCAGGCCGATCACCTGGGTTTCGATGTCATCTAAAAGGGCTTGTTGGTGCCTAAGCACCTTTACCTCGAGTAATTTTGGCCCAACGTCAGGCCTCCCCCAGGTCGAGGCCTCCATCGCCAGCCTTCGCGCCTTCGAACTCTTCACCTAGTTGTCCACAGGCTTAGGCTCGGATGGCAGCACCACCACTTGTCCAACCCCATTTGAGCCGCTTGTCACCGAGGCGGTTGCCCCCACCTCTTTTGGGGCACCTCCCACCGGTTCAAGCAGGAGTTTGAATTCCTTGTTCTGCTCAGGACGGGGAGCTTCCCTTTTGCCC